ATATAAACCTTTCAGTTTTTCCTTATCTGGGTTTCCATTTCCATCTGAATATTTTGCGTAACTTCTGAATTGTAGAAGCTTTGCATTTGCAAAACGACGTGTGCCATTTATAAACACATCTTTTGCAGCCTGCAGACAATTTGCATCGTACTGGTCTGTCGGCGTTGTAAACGCTGATCGCAAGCAAGTGTCCAAGTCTTTAAAGCCTGGCAAAAGATCGTTGATACACTGTGCAATTGCTAAAAGTGCCGCTTGATTCTTTCCCGAAAAAACGGAACCTTCCGCATAAATTGTTTTTGCAATCTTGATCAACTCTTCATTGCTCATTTTTTCATTCCTCCAGTTTTGTATCTTCCGGGCGTGCGCTGATGTACTTTCCAGTATCCAACTTATACAATGCTCCATTTGGTGTCTCGATCCTGCCTATCGCCTTTGCTGTATATCCAGTTTTTGCAACGCCGCATTTGTGTCCTGCGCCCCATTTTGGTGCATTCCTTAATGCTACTAGGCCGTCACGCACTACAACTACTGTTCCGATCGCGCCGCGCTCATACAGCTCCCCTGCAGCTGCTCGTAGCCTTTCCATTTCCTCTTTACTTACAGTTCCAATCTTTTCTCCGTCGGCGTTGTATGTGTTTACGCTGCCATCTGGATTCTCTTCTAATGCTCCGTCCGGTACTTCGTCGGTTGCTTCAACCGCTATTACTGCCTCTACTTCCTCCTGCGGTTCTACTGCTGTTTCGTTTTCTGGGTACACCTGCGCGCCGCTTTCGTCAAAGACTTTCAAGCCCTTCTTTTCTGCCTGCTTCGTTGCTTGCAAAAGCGTCTTGTATCCGCCGTTTTCCGGTTCAAATTCTTTACCTACAAAGTACATGTCTTTCCCTCCTTAGTTGTTTTCAAGCTCTGGCAGACCTGCCACGCTTGTTAAAATTGATACTACGCCTGCCAGCGCCGCAGATGAGGCAACAAACGCCCAGTTTACTTCGCCCATTGCTGCCGATGTTCCAATGGTTGCTACTGCGGTCTGCGCTACTGTCTTGATTGCTCTTACGCCTGCGGCCTTCGCCCATTTTTTCCAATCTCTCATTTATTTCTTCCTTTCTTATCTATAAAAAATCTCTTTCTGCTGCGCAATGTTCATACACGCGTTTGATATTTTCAATCGCCATCGTTGCTTTATTATTTTCGTATAGCGGATGCTTTCTACAAAAATTTTGATACTCTGTTATGTCGTCGAGGATCTGATCGAAATGTTCTTTCGTGTGGTGTTCTCCATGCCTGATCTCATCATCAAAGCGTAAGATTCTATAACGATTCGATGTTGCGTGTTCTTCGCTTCTTTTTGTTTCCGCTGCTTCCAGGGTTTCTTTTATATCATCCATTTTTTTATTTAATGCGTTGATCGCATCGCTTAGACTATCGCGGATATCAATGCTTTGTTGATGCCATTCTGGATACTTTTCTGTTTGATCAATTACTTTTCTTATGCGATCATCTTTTTCTTTTTCCCTTACGGTTTTTTCTTTTAAGTAATCCGCCATTTTTTTATAGCAACCAATCACAAAGCCGATCGCCCCCGCAAGCATCACTACTTTTTCGATTGTCAACGCGCCAAATAGTTGTAGAAAGTATTCCATTGCTAGTCCTTTCCGGTGATTTCAGCCATTAACTTTTCCGCTTCTGCTGCACGGCTTTTAAAAATTTCTACAGATTCCGTATTCTTTTGATGCTCCATTTCTGTTATCATATCCCGCACTAAATCTGCTAAAATTTTTGTTGCTGTACACATATCGTCAATAACTTTTAATAGCATTATTATTCCCCATTCTTCTTAATCGCCTCGCGCAGCTGCTCTTTTTCTTCATCGGTCAGCTTTGTGTACTGGTTCAAGATATCTTCCAGATCTTCGCCACGTTCCATTTTTATTTTAATTGCCTTTGAAAACATCTTTACTTTTAAGTTACTCAGCATCTTCTACGCCTCCCATTATATCCGTAATTGTCAAAATGATATCATCTTGTGTCTCGTGCAATTCGGCGTTTTCCACCATCAATGCTACAAGCTTGTCTGCGTTCTGTGTCGGCTCTGCGCGGTTTTCTTCCGCTTCTGCCAGCTGTGCGAAAATATCCACATGTGCTTTTGCATACTCGATCAACCGTTCCTTGTCCTCTGGCGCTGGATATGTAAGCCGTGCAATGTTGCTTTCGTACTCTGTGCGTTCTCCTGCTTCCAGGTCGGTGCTTTTAATCTCTTTTGCGTTTGTGATTACTACCATTTCCACAAATCCAGCCTGCTCACTCGCTTCTAGCCGGATTGCCTCCGGTTTCTCTGCTGTTCTTTGCTTCATTTCTTACTACCTCCTTTAGTTTTGATACTGGCATGACGTTATCAACGTATTTCACTTTAAATTTGTTGCTATTCGTGTGCTTAATCTGTCCCAAATGGCTAAGGCAGCCTTGCGCCGTGTGTACGTCCGGTTCTTGTAGCTTCGCTGCCTTTGCGTACTTTTGACGTATGCGCAAGCTATTTTTACGCCGTATAGTTGTATAGCCCCTATAAAATCGGAATCCCATAAAATCAACATCGTGTCCGGCGCGGCGTTCCATCTTTCCGCATTTTGCCCAGCGCACATGTGGTAATGCCCTTAGCTGCTCAGTTGCCTGCTCTATGATCTGCTGTGTTTTGCTTCTTTCCAAGTACATAGGCGCTATTTGTATATAGATCTGTTTATACCACTCCTGGCTCGTGTGGGTTCTCTTCCTGGCTTTTGTATCCTTGTACTTTTGCCGGTATATAATCTTATGTGGTATCCTTGCTTGCCGCAAGTGTGTGCTAATCACGCGTAGCTCTGCCGTTATATCTTCTGTGCGTTTGGTTTTCTCAATTATGATGCCTGTTTCCTCCACAACATGATCGATGCGGAATACCTGCCAGTTACCTTTCAAATGCAGCTCGAACGGTTGCAAATAGATTTCTATGGCATCTATAACTTTGTGCAGCATTTTCTTGTTTGCTGCAAACATGATTACATCATCCATGTATCACATTGCGTATGGCACGCGCAGAACCTCTTTTATATAGTGGTCTAATCGCTGCAACAGCCAATTTGCAAACCACTGGCTTGTGTAGGTTCCAATCGGAAACCCTTGCGGATAGCTATCTATGATAGTATCAATTAACCAAAGTACCGTTTTGTCGGCTACATACCGCCGAAATTCTGCCTTTGCTGCGGCCTGGCTGATACTCTGGTAAAACTTTGATACATCTATTTTCGCGCAGTATTTGGTGTTCTTTTCATCCTGCATCCATCGCAGAATGAACCTTTTCCCATAATGTGCACCGCGCTTTGGAATGCTCGCGCATGTGTGCGCCACCATTCCGCGCATAATAATAGGCGATATAGTTAATATCAGCGTCCAGTGAAATGTCTGGCTTATAATTGTTGTT